CACCTTAAGCAATATGAAACAGCAGCCAAAATACAACTGGGAAACCCAGCATGACACAGCGGCCAAAACCATGACACATACATTCAGTAAACGTGTGCAGGTGGTTAGCAACATCAAAAATGGCGAAATACAAGTGCTTATTGACGGCCACATAGTAAACACATACTATAGCTTACCAGTCAAGCATTACGAAGCCCTGCTACTGGCTACCGAAGAATACGCCTACGAACTACAGCGTAAAGACCTAATCAAGACCACACTGGCCAAAGTTGCAGTGTATGTACTTATGGCCATAGGCATACTTGCTTTGTTTGCGCTGGGTGGCGATAACGATGAATGGAGTTTAGCCCAGTTTACAGTACAAAAAGCTACCTGTATAGCCATTATGGCCAGCTGCTTCTATGGGGTAAAATGCACACCTGTGCTGGCCGCTGCATGGAACGAAATTGACAACAACATAAAGGAATAACGCATGGAAGATGAAACCTACAAAGTGCGCACATTTTTAGAGGGCGTGGCGCAGTGTGGCGCAGCACAGGCTTTCGCAATGCTTGAACCAGCAAGCGACCTGTTAAGCCAGCGCAAAGCATACGCATTTCTAAAAGCGCATGACACCCGATTTGGTGGCCAGTGGGTGCATGGTGAAGCGTGGCTGGCACAACAGGTGGCCGAGGGTGCAGTAAAGCCAGTGCGTAGAGGACACCATAAAAACAGCCCAATGTGCTACAGTAAGGCGCAGCTGTTGCAAGCACTGCTGGCCGAGGAAGCTATTAAAAATGACATTTTCAAAGGAACAAATCTTTAAGCAATATGGAGATAACAATTAAAAAGCTCACAATGCGCAACTTTAAGGGTGTGCTGGGCGAGCGAGTGGTGGAATTTAGCCCCACAGTAACAAAGGTGTACGGAGCTAACCGTACAGGCAAGACAACCATTGCCGATGCATTCCGCTGGTGTTTGTTTGGCAAAAACACCGAGGGCAAAGCCGACTTTGGCATTAAATCCAAGGACGCACAGGGCAATGTAATACCCGAACTGGAGCATGAGGTAACAGTACTGTTTGACGTGGACGGCCAAGAAACAACCATTACACGTACATTCGTAGAAAAATGGAGCAAGCCTCGCGGTGTGGCTGAAAAGCAGCTTACAGGCCACACTACCACATACACTGTAAATGGCCAGCTTTACACACAGCGAGATTTCAACGAGTATATAAACAGCCTGTGCAGCGAAAGCCTGTTTATGGCCATAACCAGCCCGACCTACTTTGTAAGCCTTAAGGCCGACCAGCAGCGCAGCATACTTACTGAAATGGTGGGCGAGGTAAGCACTGCCAGCGTGGCCAGCCGCAATAAGGAATTTCAAGCCCTGCTGCAAGTAATGGGCGAGCAGGATATTGAAAAATTCCGTCAGCACTTAAGCTACCAAATGAAAGAAATTAAGGCCGAGCTGGAGCGCATACCTGTACGCATAAGCGAACAGCAAAACGATATTGCCAACATTACACCTGCCGAGCCTGTGGACTGGAAGCAGGTAGAGGGCGATATACTGGCTACAAAATCGGCCATTGAGCGCATACAACAGGCTATTGCAGACACCGTGGCCGACCACAACAAGTCACAGGCAGAAGCGCAGGCAAAACAGCAGGAAGCACGCCAGCAAGTGTATGCCCAAATAGCCGACCTGCAAAAACAACAGCTGGAAATAAGCAACCGCTACCAGTACAATAATAACAAGGTAGTGGCCGAGCGCGAGCGCATACAGGCCGAGTTTAAGGAAAAGTGTATGCAGGTGCTTACAAGCGTGCAGCAGCTCACACGTGAGCTTAATGGCACGAAAAACGAAATTACGGCTGTTGGTGTGGTACTGGGAGCCATAGCCAATGCCAAAGCGGATTTCAAGCAACGCTGGGAGGCAGTGGAAGCCGAGCAGCTGGTGTTCAATGAAAGCCAGTTTATTTGCCCCTGCTGTAAGCGACCGCTGGAAGCCGAGGACGTGGAAGCCAAAAAGGCCGAAATGCTGGCTAATTTTAATGCCAGCAAAGCCAGCAAACTTGACGCAATGGAAGCCGAAGCAGCACAACTTGTAGAGCGCGAAAAACAGCAGCAGGCACGTTTGCAGGAGCTGCAAACTAAACAGGCCGACCAGCAAACAAAGCTGCAAGCAGCACAGGGCAAACGTGCTGAAATTGAAGCACTGGCAGAAACCGACAAAGCACCTGTTATAACCCCAGTTGACGAACTGCTGGCCAATGATGCCCAGTACCAGCAACTCACAGCCCAAATGGCAGAGCTTCGCAAGCAACTTGACGCTATACCAGCAACGGCCACTACTGATACACAGGCAGCTGTGCAGGGGTTACAGGCCGACCAGCAGCAGCTACTGGAAAAACTTAACCAGCTTAATGCACTGGCACAGGTAGGCACAACCATAGCCAACAAGCGCAAACGCATAAGCGAGCTGGAAAAGCAGGAACAGCAGCTTAACATACAGCTTACACAGCTGGAGGGGCAAGACTACACAGCCGAGCAACTGCTACAGCGCACTATTGAGGAGCTGGAAAGCAAAGTAAATGCCCTGTTCAGCTTCGTGGCCTTTACCATGTTTGACCACAAAATTAACGGCTCGCTTAAGCCCGTATGCGAATGCACTGTGGGAGGTGTACCGTACAGCGACCTTAACAACGCAGCACGTATCAACGCTGGGCTGGATATCATCAACGCCATGTGTAAGCACAAAGGCATTTATGCCCCCTGCTTCATTGATAATGCCGAAAGCATTAACGAGCTTTTGCCTATGACCAGCCAGCGTGTAGACCTTATCGTAAGCACCGACACGGAACTTAAAATTGTAACAGAATAACAATGTCCAACCCCCTAAACAAAAGCAATATGGGAACAACGCAACAGCAGCCTGCAACGCAGGCACAGGGCGCGGCACAGCCAGCAGCCCAGCAGCAAAACAGCACGGCCATTGTGCAGCTGCAAAAGAACATCAGCGACAACGTGCTTGAACGTGTAACAGCACTGGAGCAAGCTGGTGAGTTAAGCCTGCCAGCAGGCTACACAGCAGGCAACGCCCTCAAACTGGCATGGCTATACCTGCAAAACGTGAAAGACCGTAACCAGCGGCCAGCACTGGAGGTGTGCGAAAAAGCCAGTGTGGCAAACTGCCTGCTGGAAATGGTAGTAAAGGGCTTAAGCGTGGCCAAAAAGCAGTGCTATTTTATCGTAGCTGGCAACCAGCTTACCTTTTGGGAAGACTACAGGGGCAAGCTAATGCGTGCCAAGCGCGACACTGAAATTGCCGATGTAAATGCGCAGGTGGTTTACAAGGGCGATGATTTCGTGTTTACCGTGGACGAGTTCGGTCGCTACCAGCTTGTAAAGCACGAAACCAAGCTGGAAAACATCAACATCGCCAACATTGTAAGTGCGTATGCAGTAGTCGTAACCAAAGAGGGGAAACGCTGGATTGAAATAATGACTATGGAGCAGATACGCAAAAGCTGGCAACAGGGCGCAGCCAAAGGCAACAGCGGTGCGCACACCAATTTTACCGACCAAATGTGCAAGAAAACCGTTATCAGCCGTGCCTGCAAAATTGCACTGGGCGCAGCGGTGGAGGAAGCGGACGAACCCGATACAGCAGCCATACAGCGCGAAGCAGCCCAGCAGCCCCAAAACGTGGACTATGTGGATATGACCGAGCAGGCCACTGTGGTTGATGTGGAAACTGGCGAGGTGATAAATACAGCCGAAACGGTGGCAGCAGCCGAGCCTGTAGCCCAGCAGCCCGAAGCAGCCCCTACTGGTAACACAGGCAACCTATTCGGCAACGATAACGCACACATACCTGCTGGCGCAGGCGGTCGCAAATGCCCACTCTAAACCTGTAGCACTATGGAACTGGTAGTAATCGGCAGCAGCTCGCATGGTAACGGCTATGTGCTTAACGGCACAAGTGAAGCACTGTGCATTGAAGCTGGTACAAAGCTAATAGAAACCAAAAAGGCACTGGACTTTGACCTGTCAAAGGTGCGCGGCTGCATTGTAAGCCATCAGCACAACGACCATGCAAAGTATGCGGCCGATTACGCCTGTGCTGGCATACGCCTGCTGGCACTCCCCGATGTACTGGAAGCAAAAGGCATAACCCGAAATGCAACGGCAATAAAACTGGGCAATGCCTATAAGTTGGGCGGCTTTGTGGTAACGCCTTTTGCCCTACAGCACGATGTTCCCTGTGTGGGTTATGTAGTGCAGCACAGCGAATGTGGGAAAGTGGTATTTATAACTGATAGCTATGCGTGCCAGTATAGGTTTAAGGGCGTTTCGCACTACCTGCTGGAAGCTAACTACAGCGATGAAATACTGGAGCGAAACATCGCAAATGGCCGTGTGCATACAGGTATGCGCGACAGGTTATTAACCAGCCATTTTGAGCTACAAAACAGCATACGCTATTTACAGGCCAGCGACCTTAAGGCCGTGCAAAAGGTGGTGCTAATACACCTTTCGGACGGTAATAGCAACGAAGCCCAGTTTGTGCAGGCCGTGCGTGAAGCCACAGGCAAGCGCGTATATGCAGCCAAAGCAGGCATGGTGCTACAACTAAATGCCAGCGTGATATGAGGTGTGTAACGGAAGCCACAGCCAAAGTTATTGAGCAGGCACTTGAAGCCCAAATAGCGGCTCTACAGCCCCAAATGCGCAAGAGTTTAAGGGTGGCAAACAAAGTGCGCTTAATGCAGCTGGCTATAAAAGAATTAACAAACAACAAATATATACAAAATGGAAAATCTAACAGTAAAAAAGGCTGATGCAGTAAAACACTACAGCGCAGCCAGTGACGAAACAAAAGAGGTGTTACGCGAGCTGTTTGGCGCGGACGCTTTCAAGTTTGACTATACCAGCATTAAAACCTATGCTGACGCTTGCAACCTGCTGGGTATGCCCGAACACCTTATGGGCTGTGACCAGCGTGGTATAATGGAATTTCAAGGCATGGCCAGTGCTATGTACAAGCTGCTTGTGATATGCAAGGCCATGAACAGCGACACAGGCAGCTACTACGATGAGGACGGCTGGGGCTATTACCCTGTATTCGTGCTTTACAGCAAAGAGGAAATGGCCGAAATGGGCGAAGCCAAGTGCAAAGAGCGTGGCATACACCAGCTGCTCGCCGCTGCTAGTGCGAATAATGCGGAGAATGCGGGTGTCCGGTGTGCGCTTACGAGTAATCGCGGTGCGAATACGGTTGCGGATTATGGTTTCCCCCTGTGCCTTAACAGCGAGGAAAAGGCCGAGTATGTGGGCAAACAGTTCTTTGAGCTGTGCTGTGCCTGCTATGGTGTAACCCCTAAAATGGACTGACCATGTACCAAGTAAAAGTAAAGTACGACAAAATGCAGGACAACGGCTGTGTTAAGCCTGTGACTGATACCTACATTGTTGACGCTTTGAGCTTCACCGAAGCCGAAGCACGCACGGTGGAATATGTGCAGCCGTACATCAGTGGCGAGTTTACCGTGACCGACATAAAGCGTGTTAAAGTTGCCGAGTTGTGGGAAGCCCCTGCTGGCGGTGACTACTGGTTTGAAGCCCAGCTGGAGTTTATCACCATTGACGAAAAGACGGCCAGCGAAAAGCGCACAAAAAATCGTGTGCTTGTGCAGGCCGACAACCTACAGCAGGCCATGCAGGCCGTGGCCGACAACATGAAAAACAGCATGGCTGACTACGAAGCGGCCAGCCTTAAGAAAACTCCCATTGTGGAATATATCAAAATAACCCCAAACGACACCAACGAAAATGACTAAACAAGAACTGGTGCAGGCTGTAGCACAGGCTACAGGGCAAGCGACTGCCAGCGTTGAGCAGGTAATCAGCGCAACCCTTACAACCATTCGGCAGACCGTTGAAAGCGGCAATGAGGTAACTGTGCGTGGCTTTGGCACATTTAAGCCGAAAGCCTGCAAAGCGCGTTTCGCGCGAAACATCGGCACTGGCGAAGCCGTGCGTGTGGCCGCACACATGAAGCCCAGCTTTAAGCCAGCCAAAGAATTTACGACCGAAACCGCTAAACTGGCGGTGGTATAACCCAAAGCGACAACCAAGCCCCCTGCTGGTGGCAACGCTGGCAGGGCGGCTTTAACAACAACGTCAATGGCAGATTTAAGCTACATAAAACTATACCACAAAATTTTGAGCTGGGAGTGGCACGATGACCCCTACACATTAAGCCTGTTTTTGCACTTGCTGTGTATGGCAAACTATCTGCCGAACTACAAATTTCGTGGAAAGGTGCAACGTGTGGGCGAGGTTCACACCAGTGCTCCACAGCTGGCATGGTACACAGGTATGCACGTAAATACTGTTAGCGACAGGCTTAAACGGCTGCAAAAAACAGGTGAAATTACGGTAAAACCCAGCAATAAAGGGCTGGATATTTACATACTTAAATACGCTGAATATCAGAGCGCATACAGCGATAACACCACACCTAATGTGGTGCGCCATGTGGGGCAAGATGTGGTGTGCGGTGTGGTGCAAAATGTGGAGCAGGAAGAAAATATGGCCAGCTCCATGCCCAGCACCACATTAGATGTGTCGCAAGATGTGCTGCACCACACGCAGCACCACATTGAAAGTGGTGCGCCATGTGGCCAATCTATATATAATAGTTTTAGTATAAATAATACTAACACTAATAATGGCGAAAGTACAAAAAAAGTACAGTACAGTGCAAGCGAGCTGGAGCAGCAGTTTGACCATTTCCGCAAAGCCTACAAAGGCACAAAAAGAGGGCTGGCCGTTGAGCTTGACAATTTCAAAAAGAAAAATAGCAACTGGCGCGAGCTTATCCCACTGCTTATGCCAGCACTGGAGCGTGAATTGACGTGGCGCGAGCAAATGTCGGCAGCTGGCCAGTTTGTGCCACAGTGGGCATACCTGCAAACATGGCTCAATCAGCGCAGGTGGGAAACTGAATATGAAAGCCTGCAAACAGCGCAGCAAACAAATACAACAAAGGCGGCCAGCCAACAGGCAGCAGTGACCGACATGCCCCCCAGCGAAGATGAATACGGTGGCAGCTTTGGCGGCATGGACGTGTAACCATCACACTTTACAAGCAATATGGAACAAGAAATACAACCACTGGAAGCCATTGCGCAGCGTGTTTTGCGTGATGCTTATAAAGCCCAGCAGCAAAGCAGGCAGCTGGACGATGAAGCCGAATTCCAAAAGCACAGCCAGCTTATTGTAATGATAGCCAATAAACTGCTTGCCCCTCAAAACAGGCAGTTTATAATTGACGAGAATAACAAAAAGGTGCTTCGCTTTATGCTGTACTATTTCAACGGCTCAAAGCTGGCCGAAACAGTATTTCCCGAAGCGAAATACAAGCTACATAAAAGCCTGCTGATAATGGGCGGTGTGGGCACAGGAAAAACGCTGCTTATGCAAGTATTCAGCGAGTATTTGCGCTACACCAATAACCCTCGTTTTTTTCACTGTATGTCGGTGACGCAAATGGTAAATTACTACACCATACACAACAATCTTGACCGCTACACATACAACGAAGAAAACAGCACTGGCTTTAAGCCCCAGCCATTTAACATTTGCCTTAACGACATAGGCGTGCAAAGCAAAACCTATTTTGGCATGGATACCCAGCTGCTGACAAACGAATTTTTGCACGCTCGCAACGAAATATGGACGCAAATGGGCAACTCGGCACACCTTACCACCAACCTAACAATTAAACAGCTGGAGGAAAAGTTTGCAGACGGCTTTGGCCGACTTGTAGACCGCTTCAAAACATACAACATAATAGCCCTTACAGGCAAAAGCAGACGATAACGACATGGATAAAAACAACCCCAAATATGAAAGCATAAAAGCCAAACTGCTTAAACTGCAAGCACTGGCCGAAAAAGGTTGTGCAGGCGAAGCACGTAACGCACGGCTGGCCATTGAACGTTTGTGCGCACAGTATGGCATAACGCTGGCAGACTTGTTGGACGAGGACGCACAGCCACAGTGGTACAGGTTTGAAATAGGCAGGCTTAAATATCTGCTTACACTGTTTGCACAGTGCTACTACAAAGTGACAAACACAAAGAAGATGTCTTACAAACATGGCGCAGCGCGTAATGTGGTGCAGGTAAAACTAACACCAATACAGTATGCCGAGCTGGCCAGCCTGTTCACATGGCACAAGGCTAATTTCTTACGCGAATTGCAAGCTATGCAGGACACGCTGGTATCGGCCTATGTAAGCAAGCATGGTCTATACCGAGAAAGAATGTTGGAGGATAGCGAAAGTGAAAAAGAAGAAAAGCCACTAACACCAGCCGAGCTGCAACGCATAAAGCGCATACTGGCCATGCGAGAGGGCTTAAGCGATGCAACCTACCAAAAACTACTGGAGCGGGCAAGTGGAAAATAATGGCCGTACAGGCCGCTGGCGTGTGCTACAATCGCAGCAAGCAGTTAAATCAAGCAAGTTATCACCCAGCGCACGAAACGCTCTAAAAACGGCCTTAAAATAAGAAATTCAAAAATCAAGCAAAAACAATGGAAAAAGCAACAAGACCCGACTTAAACAAACTGGCGTTAGAGGTACACGCAAACGCGGTGCAGCACGGCTTTTGGGAGGGAGACCCCAGCACAACGCATTGCCTGTGTTTGGTGGTGTGCGAGCTGGCCGAAGCTGTGGAAGCCGACCGCAAAGGTGAGCGAGCCGACAGGTGCGGTTTTTCGGCCATGCTGTGTGACTGGACTGACCCCGAAAAACAGCAAGACCCCAAACAATATGCCTACGAATTTCAGCAGGCGTTTCGCTACGACATAAAGGACACTGTGGAGGACGAACTGGCTGACACGGTTATACGCCTGCTGGATTTGGCAGGGTTGTATGGCCACGACCTTAACAACGGTGGCGCAGTAATAAGCAACATAACCAGTAAGCATAAATTTACGGAAAATGTGTGGCTTATAGTGCGCGACCTAACAACTGGCAGCACAGCATTAACACAGCGTATGCGTGCAGCTATTGTAGAGCTGGAAATGCTGGCCGCAATATACGACATAGACCTGTGGTGGCACGTGCAGCAGAAAATGCAATATAACAAATTACGTCCGTACAAGCACGGCAAGCAATACTGATAGCAGCCTATGAACAAGCAAGTAAGTATGGATAGCGAGGTATGGCTTCCAGTGGTGGGCTATACTGGCTATGAGTGCAGCAATTACGGCAGAGTGCGTAAAGCTGGGGCAAGCGTGGATTTGAGGTTTGTTTCGGGTTATGGTATGCGCAGGGTAACGCTACGCAAAGGTGATGATTATGTACTGGTCGTGGTGGCTGACATAATACTTACTGCTTTTGTATGCCCGAAGCCAGCAGGCATGAAAGCCTATGTGCTGGACGGCAATTATGAAAATTTGGCACTGCCAAACCTGCAATGGGTAAAGCGTAAACGTGACAAGTATGTACGCAGCAGAACCAAGCGCAAGCCTATGAGCGACAGGGCGGCACGTATGCTTAAGAGAATCAACAACATTACCGACAAAAACAATGGAGAAACTGACATTTGAATTGCCCGACAACATGGTAAAAGAAACAGCTGTAAAGGCATTGGAATACAGCCTGCAAAACCTGCTGATGCAGTATGAACTTAAGTTTAACATACGCATTGACAGCATAAGCCTAAAGCAGGGCTATGGTGTGGGCGAATACCAGCACCAAACAGGCAGGCTGGCCAGTGTGCATATTGGCTGGCAGGAAACAGGCGCAGGAGTACGCACTAATGACGAGGTGCGCGAACTGCTGGAAAAGGCTACAGGCGAACAGCTGGCACGTATAACCGAAAAACTGGCTGGCAATGGATAGTAAAACATTCTTTGATACAGTGGTGCGTATGCGCGAAGCCCAAAAGGCGTATTTCAAAAGCCGCAGGCCATGCGACCTGCAACGCAGCAAGCAAATTGAAAAGCAAATTGACACGGAAATAGAGCGTGTGCAGCGCGTACTTTGGGAGCAGCGTAACCCACCATTATTTCCCGATAAGTAACACACTTTACAAGCAAAACAATGAAATTACAACAAAGACAAACATGGCACGATTATACACGCTGGCCGCTGGCCAACGAGTTTGCAAGCGTGCAGCTGGAGCTATACCCCAGCGAACAGGATTGGGGTGGTACGGCATGGATATACGGCCTGTGGACTGACCCCGAAGCACGCAGGCAGGGCTATGCAGCCGAGGTACTGGAACGAGCCGAAGCCATAGCAAAACAGGCTGGCCACAAGAGCGTATTTTTGGAGTGGAAGCAGCGTGACACCCCCGAAGCTGTGCTGGACTGGTACATACGCAGGGGCTACACAGAACGCCAGTTTAGCGGTAATGGCGATTATTACCTACTGGAAAAACAGCTCAAAGACATTAAACAGCAGTAATGTTTTGCAGGTACATAAAAGTCAAAGGCGTTGGCAAGGTGCTTATCCCCGAATGTATGGGCGTGGCATCACATTACGATGCACCTAACCCACTGGATTACTGTACGTGCAAAAAAGAGCTGTCACCAGCCCAGTATGAGCGGCAAAAATATAATGAACACGTGCAAGAATTACAGCACGAAATAAAGTTGTTGCGCGAAGAAAACGAATTTTTGCGACAGCATAGCATAAAATTGGAGGAATATGAAAGAAGCAATGCAGGCAGTGATAGAAGCCGTGGAGCAGCTGGCCATGGACGCAGAAAAGGCAGCAGCCATGTGTGATAAATTAGACAAAATGAGCCGAGAATGGGCGCACGAAGAAAAGCAGTGGATAATGCAGGGCTGGGGCTATAAACCGAAGCTCAACCCAGCGGCAAAAACGGCATTCCGCAGTCCGTTGTACTGGTTCCGCATACGTAGCTTTTGCGTGCGCTCGCCATACGGCTAAAGCGGCCATTTCGGCTATGCGCATAACGCCTGCTTCGGCTTATGCGCTTTCCCTATTACAGTATCTATGTACATAGCAGTATGTGTGTAATATAATATATAATTATATATATACAAGTAATAGCAGTTAGAAGCGAAAACACAGCAAAAGCAACCGTAAAAACCACAAAAAACGACAACAAAAATGGGCAGCTTAAATAGAGCAACGCTTATCGGGAATGTTGGCAAAACGCCCGAAGTAAAACCGCTGCAAAACGGCAGCAAGGTGGCGCAGTTTTCACTGGCCACAACCGAGCCAGCATATACCACACAAAACGGCCAGCAGGTGGAAGCGCGTACCGAATGGCATACAGTAGTGGCATGGGCTGGACTGGCTACGATAGTAGAACGATACCTGCAACAAGGCCAGCAGGTGTATGTAGAGGGAAAAATACGCTACAGGTCGTATGACAACCAACAAGGGCAGAAACGCTATATAACCGAAATAGTGGCCGAAAACATTGTGCTGCTTAAAAATGGCCAGCCCCAGCAGCAAGGCGGCTATACGGCAGAGCAACCCCCACAGGCTAACGACTGGCCATATTAACCTGCTCCCTGTAATTAGCACACTTTTCAGTATAAAACTGCAAAATGAAAGAACAGGAGCATAACATACAGGTGGCCTGTGTAAATTGGTTTAGATACCAGTTTAACAACCTGCTTATTTACGCAGTGCCGAATGGTGGCCAGCGTAATGCTGTAGTGGCTGCAAAGCTAAAGGCAGAGGGCGCAATGGCTGGAGTGGCTGATTTGGTTATAGTAGCCAAAGACAGGCACATTTACATTGAAATGAAAACGCCCAAAGGCAAACAAAGCGAACTGCAAGTGCAATTTGAGCAGCGTGTAAAGGCACTCGGCCATGCTTACTATGTTTGCCACAGCATAGAGGAATTTATGCAGGTGTGCAAGCAAGAGCTATGGGCTAAAAGCCCGTAAAAGGTCAAAGTACATTTTACTTTCAAAAGTTAGGCACAAGGTGTGAAGAATAAACACGCTTTGTGCCTTAACTTTGTACGCGAATTTTATGTACGCAATATGGCAAACGACCTAAAAAGTGTGTTGGTTACGGACATTGTCCTTAACGCAGACAACCCTCGGCAGATAACCGAGGACAAAATGGAGCTGCTGGTGCAGAGCATACTGGTATTCCCTAAAATGCTCGCGCTTCGGCCTGTTGTATGCGATGCTGCTACTATGGTTGTGTATGGTGGCAATATGCGCACACGTGCGCTGCTGCTGATACAGGCCATGAGCCAGCAGGAGATACAGGCGCAGCTGCTTAAGCAAACAAAGTTCAAACGCCTTACCCAGTTTGAGCAGGAGGAATTACTGGAATACTGGGCAAAGTGGCAAAAGCGGCCAGTGGTAAAGGTGCAGCTTGTGAGCGACCTAACCGAGGACGAAAAGGCCGAGTTTGTCATTAAGGATAACGTGGGCTTCGGTAAGTGGGATTTTGACGAACTGGCTAACAAGTGGGATAATAACCTACTGGCCGAAATGGGCATGGATATATGGCAGACCAACGACACCGACATTGACAGCTTTTTCACCGATGCCGAGGAAAAGGAAAAGACCAACGAGCTTCATGTAACGGTACACGTGCCTATGGAGCTGGGTACTGAAATTGACGAAATAAAGGCTGTTGTGGAAGCTGCTGCTGGCTATAGGCGAAGACCCCGACCGCACAGGGCTAAAGGATACCCCCGACAGGGTGGCGCGTATGTATGGCGAAATATACAGGGGTTACAACCCAGCGCAAAAGCCAAACATAACCACATTCCCAAATGGGGAGGACGGCATTGTGTACGATAGCATGGTGGTAGATACAGGCGATTTCTACAGCTGTTGCGAGCATCACATGATACCCTTTTTCGGCAAGTATTATTTCGCCTACCTGCCAAACCCCAAAGGCCGCATACTGGGCATTTCCAAGATAGGCCGAGTGGTGGACTATTGTGCGGCCAAACTGCAAGTACAGGAACGGCTGGTGCATGAGGTCGTGGCAATGCTGGCCGATGCGCTGGGTGGCGATAATCCACCGCTGGGCATTGCGCTGGTAATGCGTGGCGAACACCTGTGCAAAACCATGCGCGGAGCGCGTAAGAAAGGACAAATGGTAAGCAGCTGCTTAACTGGCCTGTTCCAAACCGACAGTGCAGTGCGTGCCGAGTTTATGAACCTAATAAACCAAATGTAACAATGACTTACAAGGACAAAGTAAAGCACCTTATTTGCGGTGCTATTGCAGCCATTTTGGGTGCATTATTGCTGGCCGTATGTTTTGGCAGCGTAACCTACCTGCAAGCATTCGCCTGTGGCTTCCTGTGTGCTGGTGCAGCTGGGGTGGCCGCAGAGGTTAAGGATATGGCCTACCACAGCATGAGTATAGGCTTTTTTGACATTTACGACCTGCTTGCAACCATTGCAGGCGGTGCAGCTGGTGCAGCCATTGGAGCTACAGTAGCCCTGTAATAAGCGTATGGACACAAAGCAACTTAACAACAGGCAGAACCAAAAGCAGCGGCAGAAACGACTGGCGCGGCTGGAGATTGTGGCCGAGCTGTTCAAAAAGGGCTACAGTGTGCGCCAAATATGCCAAGAGGTGCAAGTGCGGCTGCAACTGCCAAAGCTCCCCAGCCCTAATCTTATACAGCAGGACAAAAAGCTGCTGCTTGATGAATGGCGCGAAAACAGGCTGGCCAACACTGACGAGTACATGACGCTGGCACTGGCACGCATTGACGATTGCCTTATTGAGCTTTGGGAAGCGTGGGAAAAAAGTAAGGAGGACTATACGGAGGGCTGGCAAAAGCAAAAAGCCGTGCCTACGCAAAAGACCGACAAAAACGGCAATCCCACAGGCGAAAAAGGCAGTAAGGTTATTGTGGCCGAACAGCAGCAGGCAAACAAGCGCGGCTGTGGTAACGTGGCCTACATAACCGAAATACGGCATCTGCTGGCAGAACGTAACAAGCTGCTGGGTATCTATGCCCCCGAGCGCAGCGAGCTTACAGGTAAAGACGGCTCGCCGCTTATGGCCAGCACGCAGGGCATAGACCTTAACGAATTGAGCGAACAGGAGCTTGAAACACTGTATGCCATAGCGGCCAAGCGTGACAAAAAGGAAATGCAGTAACAATGGCACAGGGTAGAATAATACAGCCCACAAATGAGCTGCTGGATAAGGTGCAGGCTCACATGTGTAAAAAGCGTTTTTACAACTTTGTAGAAACGTTTTGGTCGGTTATTATCCCCGAAGAACCAGTGTTTAACTGGCATATTGCCTACCTGTGCGAGGAACTGCAAAAGCTGGCCTACTATATTGTAAATCGCCTGCCAAAGCCATACGACATAATCATTAACATACCTCCTGGCACTACCAAAAGCACAATCGTAACTATTATGTTCCCTGCATGGCTTTGGACGCAAGACCCCAGTTTGCGAATTATCAGCAGCTCCTACAGTAGCGATGTGTCGCTTGACCAAGCGCAAAAGAGCAAGGACATAATCACCAGCGAGCGTTACAAACGGCTGTTTCCCGAGGTGGCCATAAGGCGTGACAAGTCGGGCAAAGGCTACTATGGCAACACGGCTGGAGGTGAGCGTTATGTTACGTCCACAGGCTCGGCTGTCACTGGTAAGCACGCACACATAATACTGAATGATGACCCCCAAAGCCCCAAACAGGCCGATAGTGAGCCTTTGCGGTTGCAGGCGGTGGAGTTTACCAAAACGCTTTCCACTCGTAAGGTAAACAAGAAAAACACCCCGACCATAACCATTATGCAGCGGCTGCATGAGGAAGATGTGACAGGCTACCTGCTTAAGAAAAAGAGCGACCGCATAAAGCACATTTGCCTGCCAGCGGAGTTAAGCGACCAAGTAAAGCCAGTGGAGCTTCGGGAGCGGTATGTAAATGGGCTGCTTGACCCTGTGCGGCTTGATGCCGAGGTGCTGGCCGAAGCAAGGGTGGATTTGGGAAGCCGTGCGTATGCTGGCCAGTACGAACAAACCCCAGCCAGTGCCAGCGGCAACATTGTGCAGAAATGCTGGTTTCAGCACATTAGCCGTGCGCAGTTTGAAGCCATGCGAGGCGGTGCAACTATGCACTTTTTCCTTGATACAGCCTATGACGAACAGCACGGAGACAACGACCCCAGCGGCATACTGGCAGCGTGCAAAATAGGCCAGCAGTTATTTGTGTACCATGCGCAAAAAGTGTGGAAAACATTCCCCGACCTGTTGGCCTTTCTGCCCGAATACTGCCATACATGGGGCTACAACAAGCGAACCAGCACGCTACGCATTGAGCCAAAGGCCAACGGCATAAGCGTGGTACAGCAGCTAAAAACCAACACCGACCTAAATGTAACCAAGACACCAACACCAAAGGACGGAAAGGCTACTCGCCTGTCGGTATGCAGCCCAAAAATTGAGTGTGGCCGTGTGGTGCTTGTAGACGGTGACTGGGTGGAGGACTTTATGGACGAGGTGGCCAGCTTTCCAGCGCAGGTACACGATGAATACGTGGATATACTGTGCTATGCGATTGACTACCTGCTACTAAATAACATAGAACTGCCAAAGGGCATGAGCAAGGCGCGTTTCGGCGGCATACTGTAATAATCATTAACAACAAAACCGATGTTCAACATTTTTGAAGCACTTTTTAGCAAAGTAAAAACAGCACTGGGCTACCAGCAGCAGTTTGAAGAAATGGTGCAGGCTGGCAACATTACGGGCGCATTGTCTATGATGCAGAACGACCTGCCTAAACAGTTGGAAGCCCTTAAGCAGTACCAGCTGCAAAAGCATACCATTATGGAACGCCCCGACAAGGCTACCTATGACGAGCAGGGCAACTTTACAGGCTGGGTAAAGCGGTGGAAGCTCCCACTGGATTATGCACGCTACATCAACGAAATGGCCGTTGTGTTTATTTACGGTCGGCCTGTGCAGTGGCTTGAAAATAGCGATGGAACGGAAAGAGCATACCAAGCCTTTACCGATTTCCTAAAGGCCAAGCACTTTAACGCACGCATACGACAGGCAAAGCGATTGGCTGGGGCTGAAACCAAAAGTGCGCTGCTGTTCCACTGTTTCCAAAACAAAGAGGGCAAA